GCGTGGTTCGGCACCGGACTGCTCATCTGCACCAGGAAGCCGTCGCCCGCCTGGACGTCGCCCTCCGTCTGGACCACAAAGCCGGCCTGCTCAAGGTGGTCCAGGAACAGGTTCTGCCCCCTCAGCCAGAAGTCCGGCTCCCGGTGGAAGTCGGGGATGTCAAGGTTCCACTCCCACCTGTACCAGTCACGGACGAGAGCCCAGCAGTCGTGGACACCGTAGACGTAGGGCCGCCGGAGGTACGGCGCACGGAAGCCACTTGGATCGATACGCCGGTAAGCGCCTGTGCCACAGCCAACGATGTGCCATGGAAGCTGGGTTGCCTCGCACCCGCTCAGGTCGCACAGGCTCGGCTCGGGGTTGCCACTTGGGTGCGAGTGGTAGATGCCAATCACTTCCTCGTCGTGGCCCACCTGCAGCCATGCGTCAGGGTCAAGGTCGAACGTGTTGATCGGGTCGGCCGCCAGGTTCCGTGCTCGCACGATTCGAAACTTCGTGCCACGTGCGACGACAAGGCCGCAGGCTTCGCGAGGCTGCTCAACACCTGCGTGGGCGAGCATCTCCTCGACGAGCCCGTTCACAGCTTGTAGGCCTTCGCCGCGGGGAAGCCGCCGAACGGCAGGGTCGCGGAGCCGAACCGGGCTTTGCAGGCAGTCAGGGTCTTGGAGCACACGTCTTTACTCGGATCACCCGTCCCCACGTCCTGGGCTGTGAAGTAGAGGTTCCCCGTGTAGGTGCAGTCACTGACCTCGCTGTAGTCGAAGCCGGCCCCGGCGTAAACCCGATACCGCCAGGGGCAGTAGTTGGCAACGATGGATCGGCCCGGCAGCTTGACCCCTTCGAGGTCCATTGCAGACGCCAGCTCGTACTCGACGACGACGTTGTTGCTGGTGATTTTCCGCTCGACGAAGTAGGTGTCGTCAGGCAGGTGTTGGTTGGGGTCCGCGGTGGGGTTGCCATCGGCGAAATTCACCGCGTCGAGGTACTCGGAGAAGGTCCGCCTCCGAATCACGATGGCGCCGACGAGGTCGTCTAGTTCCGTGTTCGCCGCCGTCATGATCCCGTTGACGTTGGCCACCGACAGCTTCGGGCGGGGTAACGTGCCCTTGGTCGACGTATCGAAGCCCTCTGCCTGCACCGGATGCGGCTGATACGTCTTGCCCTGCCACACCACTGGGCCGTTCAGCTTGTTCGTGCCGGCGTGGAAGTAGAAGTGGTCGCTTGGCGAGTTCGTCTTGGTGATGGGCGACAGGTCAAGCTCGATCAGCTCCAGCAGTGCGCCGGGGCTGAGCATTTGGAGGCGCTCGTTGATGCTCATGGGCCGTAGTGCTGCACGAACGTCGCGCTCAACGAGCAGTCCGTGTCATGGTTGTAGGAGGGCGACCACTTTGGACACTTGAACTTCTTGGTCTTGCCTTCAGGGGTCGTCCACTGGAACGGCGAGTGCCCGCCCAACGACTCAAACATGTCGTCAACTGCCTGGATCACGGTCCGCGTGCGGTTGCTGAACGAGATGCTCCAGGTCTCGACGATGTTGTTGATGCCGTCCGCCATTTCCTGCGAATAGCCGTCGCCGAACTTGATCGCCAGGACCCTTGGCTCAACCGACTTGGTTGCACCTGCGTCTGGGGCGGCGACGTTGAATACTGGTGTGGGCATGATCAGTAGAGGAGTCCGCCGGGCCGGCGTTCGCGGACGATGACTGCGGTCACCGCCTGGTCAAGCATCCTACCAAGTTCAGCTGCCTTTTCTCCAGAAACGTCACTTTCAGACGACGATTTCCCGTCGCTGTAGACGTTCACGGTCATGTTGACCTGGGTCTGGCCACCGCCCCCGTCGCCAGACATGGTCACGGGGATGGTCCGGCCATCCGGCAGTGGGACGTAGGCCTCTGGCAGGCGACCTTCGCCGTAGACCGCGAGCTGCGGCGTGCGGGCGATGCCACCGTTCGCGTACTTCCTGAGCTGCAGAGGCCCCTCGCTGGTCATGACATGACCGTTCGCTGCGAAGGTCGTCGGCGCCGCAGTGCTGCCGCCATACCCAGAGCCGGCACTGCCGTTGACGGCTGTGCCCCCAGACGCACTGCCACCCCACATCGAAGCAAGCATGGCCGCGAACTGCAGCATGGCGCGGCTGGCCATCATCTTGGTCACCTCGATCAGAACGCCGCGGGCGAAATCTTTGAAATGCCCCTTGCCAGTCGTGGCGAAATTGGCCACGACACCGCCAAGACCGTCCATGGTCGTCTTCATCACAGACTCGACCTGCTGGGCGGCGTTCTGCGCACTGGAGGTGTAGTTCTCCCAGAACTTCTCCATGCCGTACTCGGCAGTCTGGGAACGGAGATTCTGAGTCCGTGCATTGTCCGCAGCCTGCTTGGCACGCTCACTGGTGATTGCACGCAGCTGATCCAACTGTCGCTGCAGCACGGACTCACCGGCGCCCTGGGCCTCCAGCAGCGCCGTGTTGAGGGAGAGCTGCTCAAGCAGTTGGTCGGTTTGCGCGGCGCTCGTGACAGTCGCCAGGCGGCCCTCGATCTCATCACGGTCCCGTGCAAGGCGGACGCGGCCCTGCTCAAGCAGCTCCAAACGCCCGAGCAGCTCAAGCTCGCGCGAGCGAGCCGATTCACGCACCGCGGCGGAAGCCTTGGTGGCCGCTGCCTCTTCGGGCCGCTGCACCTTGACGTCGTAGCTGCGGGTGGTGGTCTCGATCTGCTTGTCGACTTCCGATTGGAACCCGGTGACGTTCTTGACGAACGCTGCTGCGTCCCGATCGCGCTTGTTCGCGGCTTCCAGTGCGCTGATCTCGCGCAGGTGGTCCAGCTTGATGGTCAGCAGGCGGTTGGACGCCTCCAGGCCCTGGATCTCTGAATCCAGGTGGCGGGTCTTCTCGACATCCCCATTGGCCTCGCTGCGCAGCGCCTGCAGCTTGGCCTTCTGGCTCACCTGCTGCGTCAGCACCTGGGCGATGTCGGATTCCGCGGTGAGGCGTTGGATCTCATCGGCCACAGCCGGGCCGTACATCTCCGTGCTGTACTTGGCCTTGTTGTACTGTGCCCAGTGGTTGGTGGACTCCTTCAGCTCAGCCTGCTCTTCCCGGATGCGCTTGAGCGTGTCGGTGACGTGCTGGTTGAACGGGTCATGCTTGCGCTCGGGTGCGGTGAAGCCGGAGAGCGTGCGGTTCTTGTTCTGCTCAAGCTCTTCGAGCTTCTTCTTCAGCCCCTGGTTGTCGAGCGCGGCGGCCGTCTCGGTTTCGAGCAGCGGCACCTTCGCCTTGGCCTTGCCACTGGTGTTGGCCAACTGCGCCGAGTCGTTGTACTCGCGCAGGCGCTTTTCAAGGCGGACGCGCTCTTCCTGGATCTCCTTCTCCGACTGCGCAGCCCGAGCGTCGGCGGCATCGCGGCGCAGCTTCGCGCTGTCCCGGGCGAAGTTGTCCTCCGCCTTTCTGATGGCCTCCAGATCCAGCTTGTTCTCTTCCTCCAAGCGGTCCCGACGGGCGTTCAGCACCGCCTGGCCGCGGTCGCTGCCATTGCGGGTCAGGGAGTCGATCTGCGTGATCTTGGTGGTTCGGTCAGCAATGTTCGCCCGCAGCTTGGCGATGCCCTCCAGGTGCTTGTCCTGCCCCTCCGGGCGGCGCCCCTTCTCCGCCTCCTCGGTGGCGTCCTTGAGGGACCTGCCCTCCTTCAGCAACCTGACCTTGACAGCCAGGACGTCATTCTCGTCACGCAGCTTTTGAAGGTGCTCAGCGGAGTTGTCAACCTGCCGCTGCATCGCGCGGTCGTACTGCTCAAGGGCTTCCCGCGTCTCGTTGGTGCTGCGGCCCAACAGCAGGTACTCCGCGGCAAGGGCGGTCACCAGTGCAAGGCCGCCGGTCAGGGCGCCTGCGACGCCGAGCAGGCCGACGCGTGTGATGGCCAGGCCACCAGCAACGGCGTTGAGGCCCGTGCCGACCGCGCTGAGCACCGCGGGCACAAGGACCATGCCAGCGCGGAACGCAGCCCAGCCGCCGACTGTCCAGAGGATGGTCTGGCCGTTCTCCATGACGAACCGCGTCAGGCTCACGAACCCGTCCGCGATGGCCTTCAGGCCGGCTTTCAGCTCATCGCTGTTGACGAAGCTGCGCAACCCGTCGGCGAGGTTCTTGAGGCCGTCTGAGGTCTCAAAGAACACCGAGGTCGACACGCGCTGAAAGTCGCTGAGGGTGCCCTTCAGCTTCCCTTCCAGCGTCTCCTGCAGTTGGCCAGCGATGCTGTCAGTGAAACCCTGCGCCTTGTTCTTCAGGGTGTCCAGGTTCTCGCCGAAGTGGGCGAAGTCGCTCAACATTGCGTTGGCGGCCTTGGCGCCGCGCTCGTCGAAGATCGACTTCAGTGCGTTGAGCCGACCTTCTTGGTTCAGGCCAGCGAGCCCCATCCGCAGCGCTTCCAGCATCTGCGGCATCGACTTCAACTGGTTGTTCGCGTCGAAGACCTCGATACCGAGGGTCTTCATCGTCTCGCGAGCCTTCTTCGTCGGGCTCGCCAGCTCCGTCATCATGTTGCGGAAGGCAGTACCTGCCGCCGAACCTTCGATGTTCCGCTTCGCCAGGACGGACAGCGCAGCAGCGGTCTCCTCAAGCGTGACGCCGTAGCTGTCGCCCACGGTCGAGGCCTGCTTCATGGCCTCGACCATGCCGCCGACGCTCGTGTTCGAGATCGCCGCCGCCTTAGCGAACACGTCGCTGACACGACCGAGATCGGACACCTCCAGGTTGAAGGCGGCCATCACGCCGGTGGCGCCCAGCGCCGCCTCGCCCACCGCCATCTCACCAACAGCAGCAAGGTTAAGCACGGTCGGGAGCGCCCGCAGCGCCTCGGACGTGTTCAAGCCGTTCTGCGCCAGTGCACGCAGGCCCGACGCCGCCTCAAGCGGTGTGGCCAGCGAGCCCTTGATCGACCCACCAAGCTCGTTGATGGATACCATCGCCTCGCCCGTCAGGCCTTTGACGAAAGTGAGTTGGTACTCCAGGTCCTTGCCCGTCTTCAGGGTCGACATCAGCGCACCGCCGATGGCGGCACCGGCCACCAGCGGCACGGTGCTGCCCCAGGTCAGCCACATCTGCCCCATCGAGCCGGCCAGGCCTCGGGCGGCCGAGTGCGCCTCGTTCATCACGCCGGAGAGCTTGACGTGCGATGCAGTGACCTTTTCTACCTCCTTGCGGTGTTTGTCGAGGTCACCGATGGACCGCACCAGCGCGCCGTTGTTGATGAACGACTCGACCTGCCGGCGACCCTGGTCAGTCCCACCAAAGCGGTCCATCAGCGCCTTGGCACCCGCGATCTTGGCCCCACGGGCGGTGTAGTTGGCGCTGGCCTCGAAGCGGGCGGTGTTCAGCACCTCCTGCATTTCCTGCCGGCGACGCTGATCCTCGTAGCGGCGAGCAGAACGCCGGGCGGCGAAGGTCTTGGAGGAGCTTTCCTCCAGGATGCGGCTCAGGCTGTTGTTGAACTGGTCGCGACTGGTGCGCTCGGCAGCGAGTTGCTGCTCGAAGACGCCCCGGTCGGGGCCGAAGGACATAGCCTCCTTCTGCGCCTTCTCCTCCGCCGCTCGGGCGATCCGCCGGGCGCGAAAGGTCTCACGGGAGCTTTCGCGCTGAATGCGCGCCATGCCCGTCTGGAAATCCGCCTGAGCCTTTCGCTCGGACGCCAGCTGTGCGTCAAGGGTGCTGCGATCCGGGCCAAAGGCCATTGCCTCCTTCTGGGCCTTCTGGTCGGCCTGCCAGGAGAACCGGCGGGCGCGAAGCGTCTCGCGCGAGCTGTCGGCCAGCATCCTCTCAAGCTCCGTCTGGAACCTTTGCTTCTCCACCCGCTCCGCCGCGATCTGGGCGTCGTAGACGCTGCGGTCGGGGCCGAATGCGCCGGCAGCCTTGGCCGCAGCGTCCTCGGAACGCCGGGCCGCCATGCGGGCGCGAAAGGTCTCACGGGAGCTTTCGGTCGCAAGCTTGGACCGCATCTGCTCACGCAGACCTTCGTCCACCGCGTGAACCGCTTCCTGGGGATCGACGGACGCGCTCCAGGAGAACCGCCGGCCGTCGTCGCCGGTGAAGCTCTTGCCGACTCGCCCACGGGCCTCACCCGCCTGTGCGGCGCGGTTGCCTGAGCGTGCGGCACCGCCGATCACCGAGGCGGCCTTGGCCAGCTCGTCCACAGCCGGCGTGAGGGCCTGCGAGATTGCCACGGCCACAGCCGGGCCAAGAGCCGCCGGATGGCCGGCGGAACCAGACACACCGACGGGCAGGTTGGCGCCACCAAGGGCGGCCTGTACCTGTGCGCGCAGATGCACGCCGTCGATGTTGACCTTGTGGTTGTCGGCGAAGGCCGTGGCCATCGTCTGGGACAGCTCGCCGCGCAGCGTGCCTGCGTCGAAATTGACGCGGCGCCGCTGCCCGAACGTACCCTCCAGTGCGGCTTTCAGGCCGCCGCGCAGGGCGTCC